TATATGCTTCATTGAGTGCAACAATAGGATAAATTTTACTTTTATAAACACGATCACTAATGGCGTCGCGTCCCATGTCCTCAATCTTCCAACAATATTCACAGCCAGCGGGCCGCTTGCCTGCTAACATTTTTTTACGATCATCCTTCTTTTGTAAACTGTTGTGCAGGGCCCGTGGATTTAGTTTTACTTCGTCTACTTCAACTTTGTGTGCAGGAGGGTGATGACAACTTGTAGTCATTCCGCTGCCAAGCCAGATTGTGGCGTTGTACCATTTGGCTCCGCAAAAACTTGCACTTTTTGAATCAAGTATTTGTTGTTTAAATTCTAAATCATTCATTGATATATGTTGTTATAAACTGTTCAAATCGTTTGGAAAATTCTGACCGCACTTTGAGTCGCATGTCGGCAAGATGTTGTTGATTGTATTTACATACATTATAACACTCATTGAGGAAACCAGCAAGGTCTTGTTGACATAGATCTTTTACAATATCAGCAACACGTCGAAGACGATCTTGATCGTTGTCTATTAGATCAAAACTTTCATCTATTGCATGCCCAAATGTTTGAAATCCCAAGTTATGCATGTCTCTATAGAAACCCCGATTGGCAACTGCAATCCAAGGGTGTCCGATTGCCACTGGTTTCCAGATTTTTTCTGTTCTAAAACTGTAGGGATAATTGTGAACTGTTTCAGTCACAAGACTAAAATAAGTGTCACTATATTGTCTAACAGACAGCAATACATCTCCCCATATTCCATTACCGAATAACTTGCTTTTTACATTTTTGTCATTGGTTTGAAAGTTGACATTGAATTTTGCATGTTCATAATATTGGTCTAACAGTTTGATAGGGCCATTACCAGTGTCTAAATTTGTCCATAATGCAGAGTCAAGTAGATCACCCAATGCATGAATCATAAACTTTCTATGATGTCGTTGCTGTCCGTTTAAAAAAAGAAATTTATAAGGTCTATCCGTTGAATATGTGTCACGGTACTGTTGTATAGCATCAATGTTTTCGTTGTAATCTAAAACTTTTGGTAAAAAGTTGTCATAGGTCAGATGCGGATATTCTGGTGCAACATCGCCACCAGTTAATAGCAAAATTTTTTGTTGTTTGATTAAATCAAGAATACCAATATTGCCACAATGATTGAGTATGGTCTGTGATCCTTCAACAGGATTACTAAAAATAAACTGTGCTATTTCTGTATTGGCCAGCTGTTTAATTTTATCAACATTTTTAACAGTTTCATTATAGCCTATTACATAAACTGCGTCTGGCTCAATTGTTTGCTTTTGAAAGTTATAAAAAGTTTCGTCAGAAATCTCTGCCAATTCTTTACGCAATCCGCAATTTACATCAACTATTAATTTACGCTTGCCTAGCATGATATTCACATTCTGTCCACCAGGATTTCATTTCTGGAAATGTATTGACAAAGTCTGTGCCGTGCCTGCGGTCAGACTCACTGAAAAAGCGATAGAAGTCTGCTTTATTCTTTTTTAAATAGTCTTTGTCTAACTGCTGACCATTACGCATCCAAGCAATATCTCGATCCAATCGTGCTATTTCATAATCTTTAAAACCGTGAAAACGTGTGGCTTCGGTTTCAATATTATCCTGCATGTGAGCTTTGAGTTTTTCCAGTTGCGACACATAGCTTTCCGGAAGGATCTGTAGGCTTTGCCAAGTAGGTTGCCGCAGAACAGGAGTGTCAAACCATACTCGTTGATATGTATTGCTGTAAGTTTTTCTAAGCTCTAGTATGCCATCGAACAATTGTTGCAAACTGGTTACACTTAAATTATTCATTGTAACAATAAATGTCACGCTGTTACGATATGGCACTTCGGTTAAGAACTGATGCACACGCGACCACAGCAACTCAAAGTCAAGTCCGTGCCGCATATATTCAGCACGTTGTCCCCAGCCGTCAAGGCTGATATACTGCATAAAGTGTTCAAGTACGCCTTCTTGACACAGTTGTTTGGTATAGCCAAGATATTTCTGCCACAGCTTTTCGTCTACGCTAAAGTTACTAGTGACATTTAGGTGTAGATCAGGCTTGGGATTAGCTAACACATAGTCAAACACACGGTAAGTGTTTTTGTCCATCATGGGCTCGCCGCCCGTCATGCGAAAATGTTCTAGCTCAGGGTATAGCGTAGGCCACCAAGCCCAAAATGCGTCCACATACGGGTTACTTTCTCTAGCTGGGATAGGTTTGCGATTACCGGTAAAGTGAGCAGGATCATTATGCGGAGTTGATGTAGGATACGCACCGTGTCGATCCATTTCCTGTTGCCATGTGGTACTAAACTGTGGACTACAATAGCTACAGGCTAGATTGCAGGCATTGTTAAAATTTACTTCTACATAACTAGGTGTAATATCTGTATTCCAATCGGACGCAAAAATCTTATCAAAGTCCTTAGCAGCCCAGGGCTCCCCGGATCTATAATGGCGATCACTCAGTTTGCCATTGTCCTCCATTGTCCAACAATAACTACACTCCGGTGGTCGTTCTTGTTTCATCATAATCTTACGCTGTTGTTTTTTATAGGGCGTATTATGCAATGCACTAGGATTTTTTTCTAGTAGAGAAGGATCAATTTGATGTAAGGGCGGGTGGTAACAACTGTTAGTTAGTCCTGTTGTTAAATGCAAACTAACTTGCTTCCATTTAGCCAAACACATAGCAGTACCTAGATGCTCGCGCATCTGTTCAGCAGAGCTCATGAATCGGCTTTGATCGCCTTTATTCATCAAAGTGCTCCAAGGAATATTGCCAAGTGCCCAGTTGTTCTTTTACGTAATCAAGATTAGAAAACATTTCAGGCAAAGGGAATGAAAATTCATTTTTCTTAAACCTAGTTTGTGTAGAGAATGTTAAATCTTCGTAGCACAAATTAAAGTCAGGAAGGAAATAATCGTCTAGCATCTGCTCTAATTTAAACTGAACAATGTCGGAGTTAGATGCTTGAACAGATGCAGGGCCGGATCGCATTTTGTCAGCAGTATGATTGTGCCAACCGTACAGAGCAGTTGGATCATTGAGTCTAAAATAAATCCAGCTGGCAAACTGATATACTTTGTCCCGGCGCCTAATGTTGACTACTATGTTGTGTTGTTTGATCCTGCTGACATTTTCTGCTAATGTTAACTTGGGGGTCATTTGTACAACTTGTGCTGTGGTTAACCTAGGGCTGCAAGATAACTTGTCAATGTCATCCCAAGGATTAGCACAATATCCTACCATGCAAATTTCCATTAAACTTGTGCCTTTTCCTTGTTTACACAGTTCTGCACTTAATGGGTGGGTACCTGATCTAGGACTTTCTATAATTAGAATATTTTTATTTTCTTGAGCAGCACGATTGATTATAGTTTGATACATTACCATCCTTCTTGCTGCCTAATTACATCAATCTCTCTCACAGTGACACCACGATTGTGCCAGTTGCTCCGATAGTGATGTTTAAAAAATTTACTTTGCTCGGGAAACAAACTCATCATTGGTAAGTCAAGTTGTGTATGCAATTCTTCGGCTAGTCGATTAGCTATTAGTTCTGGATCAGAGTCTTTTACTGTAGCCCAAATTTCACCAAGCGCATCAAACGACTGTACCAAACGATGATCCCATTCAGTCAGCATAGTCATATAAGTGCCTTGCCTTGCGCCCGCAATGGCCCACAATCCATAATCAACATCTGATCCCACATTGTGCCATATGGTCAAGTGATCAAGATTACGTTGATGTACGCGATCCTTGAACTCTACTACTGAAGGACGTGTGCTTTTGTTTAAGCACATTTTTACACCTTCTCGAAAGCCTGCACGCCAAGCGTGAAAGGCTGATCCGTTAGGATAGGTAGTCGAGTAACAGTCGTGCATGGGCCAGTATAGTGGATCGTAGCAAAACTCTACTTGTGTTTCGTCACGACCGTCGGTATTTTCGTGGGTGCGCATGTTCATAGCAAACTCGCATGTCCACGAACTCAGTCCACCATTGCCATACATGAGTCCGTTAATGTGATTCTTTGCCCGCCAACGAAATACCGCCGACTCCCATTGCTCATCGGGCAGTTCAAGTGTTAGATTAAAAAACTCTGGATCGGGCATGTTGTCCCCATCAATTAGGACAAAGCGTTCAGTATCGCTTGCCTGTGCAGCCGCCTTGTGTGCGGCGTCGCTGCCTTTAACACCATCTACACGGCGGGCCCACGGGACCATGTTCCGAATTTTTACCCAAAATTCTTCTTTTTGCGGTTCATCATAACTCAAATAGATGCAATCAAGATCTGCAATGTCAATCCGTTTCATTTGATTTTATATTCCATTTAATATGTGGTTGCTGTTCACTAACAACAATGCTAACATTATCAATTAAACACGCTGTTCCGCTAGTGCTAGGTATTAGTTTAGTAACTGTTTTCTTTGGTTTTATATGCACTAACTTCCCGTCAATTACACGGACATTTCTTGAGCTTAGTTGATAAGTTTCTGCATCAATATCTATATAGTTACCTGGCAAATCTTCCATGCTGTAAGATATTGGGCACCCGTCCTCGTCATAGTACAGGCGAAAAAAGACTGGAGCAGGCGCCGGGGGTGGCTCTGCCCATGCTTTCCAAAAATTTTCTTCAGTTTCGTTCACGCAACCGCCAGTCTTTGTTGTGATAATGCACCAATCCCCATTGTGCTACCGTTTGTATTCGGATGCCAGGATTGACGTTTTCCCATACTAATTCTTTGGTCCAGTCACTGGTATGGGTTGGGATGATTCCTTGTTTCATATGTACTATAGTGGGACCATAACCGGGTGGTAATGTTACTTGTTCTCGCCCTATGATGTCAGCAGCCATGGCATAAACAACATCTGTTGATGGTGTTTCTTCGGGAAACTTTAACAGCGTTTTAAACTCGTTCCAATTTTGGAAGATATCACGCACCCATTGAAAAAACTCTTGCGCTGTTTTACTCAACCGCCAGTAGGTTATAGCATTATAAACATCGGGCAAATTGTTAGCATCAAACAATTTTCTATAATGCCGATTGCTGCTGTGCTGATCGTAAAAGTCCCTACAACCTTGGCTAATGACCACGTCACGATGTTCAAACAATGTCCACAAGTGATCTATGGGACTGGCTGCAATCATATCAGCTTCTAACTTGATGGTTTGTCTATATGGGCTGGCGCGAAACACTTGCCAGTCGTTAGCAAAGCCACCAAGATCACCGTGCGGCAACATTTCTTTTGTTAGTATTGTGATTTCAGCAGAGGGATGCCATGACCGTATGCTGTCAGCAAGTTGATGGGCGCAGGCTACATAGTCAACACTATCAGTGTTGATAGCGGGAATTAGATAACCGCGTTCAGCAAGGATTGGCAACAATTGCTCCTAGTTGTTGTTTACCCATAGCGTGAAAGTCTTGGTGTAATTCAATGTAGCGTGGCTTTTGATCAGGTGTTAAAAAATCCACACGATAAGAATCTTGAGACAATTGTGTTACTTGATGCTCGGGTGTTACACTTACTAAACTTCCAGGCATAGACGGCACCGAAAGCGTGTGACCGTTTACTATATTTAACGCAATCGAAAGCGCATGATCATTTCTGTAGTTAGGCGTTGGGTTATTGTACAAACGACGGTAATGAAGCCAATTGTCGCGGACCATGTTCATAGATTCAAATATCAGTTGTGCTGTATTACTGCGTTTAAACATCATAACAGTGGCCCACCACATGGGCATGCGATTTTGTCCAAAATAATTTAAATCATCAAAGTTTCTAAGATTTGTAGCATCGCTTGCCCAACGATAGCATAAAAAATCTTGATTGCTACTCAATACAGTTTTAAGTTGGTTCGACGCTACCACATAGTCAGCATCTAGCACTAGTGTTTGATCCCATGGACTGAGTGTGTAAGCATCTACACGATTGGTATTGTGCCAAGCAACTGATTCACCAATGTCTACAAAATGTCTTACGCCACTGCCAGTAGGAGTGTCAACTAATACAACACGATCAAACACATGCCCTGCCGGGGGTTCACGATCTGTTACTAAACAAACCGGAATATTCAGATGCCTGTGTATATTATTTGCTGACCAATTGGCCATTGCCACATAGTCAATATGTTCATTGTTGAACGCAAATATTAATGCGCCGCAGGTCATCGTTTTTTGTTTAGTTTGTCGTATTCAACTAACCAAGCGTTCATTTGCTCCTGCCAACGACTAACAACAATGCTCCGGAGTTCAGCAGTATTAACTTGTACTGGAGTTTCATACAAGTCTAGTATTACCGCTGTTTCTGGGCAAGTTGATAACAAGGACAATAATTCGGGACCTGCATTCCACATGCCGCCGTTGTGGGCAAACAGCATTTTGGCTTGATATTTTTCTTTGAGAAGTCGGCGCCCTGTTGCATGTTCAAAACGAGCGCGGGCGGTTTTGACTAATTGTTCATTATTCATAGGATTATTATACAGGAAAGGCAACTAAAAGTAAAGGGCCCGAAGGCCCTTTTGGTAAAAGCTCTATAGCTAGTTAAGCTGTAGTAGCTGCAATAGTCGGTGTGCCCCAGCTATTACTTAGGTATGTGGTACTTGGGTTGAAATAAGTGACCACAGTAGCAGGTGCTGTACCAAATACGCTAAATGGCGAATTGGTAGCAGTACCGCCCGAAATAACGTTATTGCCGCCGGGAGCAGGGTCGCCGCCTGGGTCAACCCAAGTGGTAGTTAGGACCAGTTGTGTGCCTGTGCCGGCTGTTTTGGCGTTGATAGCAATATACTGACCAGTATAAGGAGCAGTATCAGCATACTGACGATAAATCAGTGTATCGCTGGTTGTTAAATCATACCAACCAGTTGTAGTTAAAAGCGTATCGGGTGTGCCAGTGCCGCCTGATTTGGTTGTACCAGTGTAGGAGCCGCCAGCAATAGTTTGTGTGCCAGTGCCGCCAGTGATATAAATGTCGCCTACTAGTGTGTTGGCTAAGTCGTTCCATTCGGCATCACCGTCGTTACCAGTGGAAGTTTTGCTGGTTTCCCACTTGATACGGCCGCCAGCATTGAAAAAGTAACGTGCAGCGTCTGCAGAGGCCCATGTAATAGTGTGCGTAAATGTGATAGTCCACGCGGCGTCGCCAGATCCAGTTGTAGTTGTTTTGGATGTTGTGCCTGAAAATGTGGTGTATTGTGCGCCACTGGCTACTGCATTACCGCGATTGGTTGTACAATTGGTCAAGTCTGTGTTAAGTGCCGCTAAAATTGCAATGGTACTACCAGCAGTTGGGTTGGCTCTGGAAGTGATCGTGGTGCCTGTGTGACTGGCAAGTGAACTGATTGTGTTGTTTAGCGTGGCCCATTGTGTGGCTGTGATAGTGGCTGCTGCGGATACGGTTGACAATGCTGATTGTCCGTAGCCTTTATCACTGGATCCAGTGCTCCAAATGTCGTTTACGTTAGCACCTGCGTTTGTGCTAACAAAGCCATTATAGTCTGTTGCAACTATTGTACTGCCTGCTGTATATGTCATTTTCGTTTTCCCTTTGTATTAGTTGATCAATTTCAACGCGATATATTTTAGTGTAGTATCGCTGGGTGATTTTAACCATTACTATTGTTAATCAATTAACCTTAACAATAGCCTCCACTGTTCCTTGCTCTTGTGTTAATTTATCATGCAATGCACGACCAATAACATTAAAAGCCGTTGCTTCACCTGCTTGTGCGGCTCTTGCAAGTCCGTTACCAGCAGATACAAGACGATCTCCTTTGCGTATAGTTCCAATAGTGTTAACCGGGACGCGGCCTGTCATTGCGACAGCAGGGTGTGTTGCGTCAGTTCCGGCAAGACTATTCATCAGATACGCTGCTCGTGTACTTATGATACCAAACACATTATCGCTTAGTTCGGCAGCCACTTTTGTGATTTCTTTGTCGCCACCTAACTCAACAACGGTACCTGCTTCAAGGATTTCGTCGGCTTCAAAGCGTTCAGCAACGTCAGCGTATTGGGCATTAATATTTGTGCCACTGATAGTACCAGTTGCACCATTAATGGTCATAACTGTAGTTGGTGTACCAGCAATATTAACGTTAAATGATATGTTGCCATTGCTGGTTTGATTGTAAAATGTAGCAGTTGTTCCCGCAACACCTAACCGTATATCTTGATTTGAGCCTACTGATAAACCAGTGTTGTTTAACACAGCAAATGTACCAGTTGTAGTTTCAGCTACGTTTTTCAATAAAAAGTCTGAAGGATCATAGCCTTCAAGTGTCTGAGCAACTGATGCTGTACCTTGGAATAATGGTACTTGTGAGCCAACTAGTGTGCTTAATGTAATACCAGGACGTACTGTAGTAAATCCGCTAATTGTTGATCCTGGAGTAAACGCAGCATCTTTGCTGATAATACCAACAATGTCGTCTTCTACATACAATTTGATTACCACGTGATCAACAGCAACGTTGTCTGTAATAGTGTCAGCAATAGCGCCAGTTGTACCTTGTCCCGAAGTAAATGCAGGGCCAACTAGCAACCAAGCACTGCCTGTCCAAACTTTAAGCTGGGCATTAACTGTGTCAAACCACAAATCACCAGTGACATTATTTCCGGTGGGCGCACTTGATTGTGCTGTTGTAGATGAAATTACTTTCCAGGTAGCACCGTTGTAAACTTTCATCAATCCAGCAGTACTATCCCACCAAAGTTGTCCAGTTAATGGTGCCCCGGGGGCAGTAGTGTTGGCTGAATTTTCCAACAAGTGAACAAAGTTTTCATCTAAAAATTCACCATAACCAGCGTAATTTTTACCAACCAGTACCATTGAACTGGAAGTATTAATGGTACCATCTGCTATAGTAGCAAAGATTTGACCATCTGTTAAGTTAATTGTATATGCCATTTGTAGCTCACTCCGTTAATTATATTTATGCCGCACTAAGGTTCGTTAAAGTTTGAATACGAATCGTATAGTCAATTTGTATTTGTCTATTCAAACTTTTTTGTACTGGGTGGAAGATTACATGGGTAATCAATCGCAAATTTGTAGCACTTCCGTTCCATGTTTTGAGCCCTAGTTCATCAAATACATACTCCCCATTAAAATTTGTGCTATTATCAAATGCTTGTTGTCCCGGGGGTTCGCCGTAATCTAACAAGCATGTTACCAAAATATCTGTGTATACTTTTCCCGCTGTGTGTAGTACTGTCATTTTGTTGTTGGCGGCATCAGTATTAGCAGCAGAATTGTCATCAACTACTTTAGAGTAAGTTTCGTTGTATAAATTAGCGTTTTGTCCCACTGTATTTGGGGGCAAATAGGTAATAATACCAGTGGGATCTACTGTGGATCCGCCGTTACCAAACGACATAGAATATATCCAGCCGCCACCTTGCGCAGAAGTTCTGTTGCTTAGTGTCTGCGCCATAGCATACGAAATATTTTCATAGTGAATAGCGTTCTTTTTATCCACAAATATTTCGCCAGAAGCAGGATCGTGTATTTTGACAAATCCTTCAATTTTGGCTAGACCTGGCTGAATTATCATGCTCGCTTCTCCACTATAACTTCCTTGGTTTTTGGATCAAAAATACGAATGTGCCCTTCAACAGAAAATGTCCCGTTTTCTTGGGGTTTTTTAGCAGGTACTACCGGCTGTTGAGGTTTGGTATTCTGAGTCATACTTTATTTACCTTGCTTATTCGCCCCGTAAAAACCTTGCTGCATCTGTGTCAGTATCTTGTAGCGCAACACCGTTACTGGGCGTTCCTACACCAGGTGCGTACCACGTTACTCCGCGGCGTACTAATATTGCTACTTCGGACCCGTCTGCTGGGGCAGTATCAAATTCTACGGTTACAGGATTATCACTTGTTATTGTATAACCACTTGTTTGTAATGTACCGCCTACATACACTTCAACTGCTGCTGCTGTACCTGTAGCATCTATTTCGTTGGCAATAAACGTTGTAGTAGATCCGTCCCCAAGATTAACACCTGATTCTAACGGATTGGTGATGTTGGAAACAACATAGTTTTGATATTGAGGCAGCAATAAATTGCCGCGGCTGATATCATAAACATCAGATCCTGTGGCGTGATCGGCTGCACCAGTACCAGCAGTACCACGGCGTAATCCACTAATAGTGTTGTTGACTGTATTGCGTGTGCGATACATAATTCTTTCGCCATTAATGGTCAGCAATCCCCAAACATTACCAGGCAAGTTTGGCTCGCCAAGTGCGGCAGCATTGTACACATAAATTACATCATCAGTTGCACCAAGAGGTTGAGTCAAGTATGTAGTAGTTGCTGGTGTAATACGATACGTTGCTTGTACGCCGCGCATGTCTTGGAATATGCGGAATGCCATTGACTCGGGTGCAATACTCGATGTAAATTCAGTAATCATTATTACATCAGTGGGGGATAAAATGTAACCACCTGCTAGTATAATTTCATTGTTGACAACGGTATAATCAACGTTGTTGAATATTAATTCTCCATTTAACGTGACAAACAATCGATCTGCATCAACATTTGCGTGGCTAAGGAATAAGTTGTTTAGAGAAACTGCTTGAGTTTCGCTGTAATCAAATGATCCTGGGTCGCCAGTAACAGTTCCAACGTCATACCCAAGGCTGTCAAATGGTTCCACGTTGGTTTGCTCGCCGCCTACAGAACCTACATATACCTGCGTCAGTATATTTTGCTGCCGTGTATCATTCCAACTGGTTACCGTAATGATATCGCCATCAGATGGAACAAACCCACCATATTGATTAAACAACAACTGGTTACCTGTTACAGTTGCTTCCGCATCAGTAGTGACACAAATTAAAATTCGTTCGCCGGACGATGGTGTGACTGCAAATTGTACTGCTCGACGATCTTCAGGATGTAGAGGATCATATGGCTCAACCAAATAATCTATGTTAAGTATCTGTGGAATGTCATCTACATACACACGAACTTCGTTGTCAGCAATAATTTGTTGACTAAATCCTAAACGAGTCGGCAACCAATATTCGCTGGTACCGTCAGCATAGTACTCTGCACCAGCAGAAGTTCTAACACGTTGTCCGTTGATAGTAATGTATAGGTTGTCGGGATTGACATATTCCATACTGTTGGTTAGTGTGTACAGGTATTGGTCAGCAACACCAACAATGTATTGCGTAACTGGCACTGACCAACTGTAATCAACAGTTGTTTCGTCAATTGTGGTTGGGCCAATGGCTGCGATCATTAGATAATCGTCTGCGGTATAAGTGTCACCAAAAGTCAATAAGGTACCAATTCCATCTTGAGCATATGTATAATTGGTAATCAACACGCCATTGACAAATATAACAAATTCTTCAATCAACGAGTATTGTACCGGCACTACTAAAGAGTTACCAACTTCGTCGCCGTTGTATGGCTGTTTAAACAACTGATTGCCGCCACCAATTTGATATAAAGAAATTACAATTTCGTCACCAGCAGTAGCACCGGCGATTACGGTAATAGAACTATTGGCCCAATCGGCTGTGTAGTCTGTACCAACGTGCAACAACAAGCCTGTAGTTTGGTTGGCAACCAGCATAGTAGCCGGAACTGGTGTTACACCAGCAAAGCTAAATGTGTCGGGGGTAGCAGTAACGACATATTTCTTAACTTCAATGCGGAATCCGTGTCCATCGCGTGCCCAATCAGCGCCCGGAGTTGTGTAAACACGTAGATCAAGTGTGTCAAATTCGCTGCCCGGAATTAATTCTTCGGGTGCGTGGCTTGAATACGTGTCAATATATGCACCACCGTCAGCATTAATGCTTGTGGGTAGTATACCTAAATATATGTCACTGTACTCGCTGGTGTATATGGCATCTAAAATAGATTGATCATACGTTGGTTGACCTTCGGGCCCAAACGTCACGTTGTCAAAAGGTGCAGTATCATACGGTAAAAGATCAAATCCTGGATATTGATTGTATCCCACGCCATACATTTGTACCCCAGGATATTCAATACCGTTAATCAACAAAGGCAAACTTAACCCAGTCTGGTTGGCAGTTGGTGTATAAAAACCCATTGTACGGTTAACACCACTTAGGAATGCTGGATTGACCGCTGTCCATTCGTCAGGATCAAATGTGCTGCTTTGAACAGTAGAGTTAGCGGACCATACGCGATCTAAATAGCGCACAAGTGTACCCGCGCTGTATTCTGTATCTGGTTCCCACTCAACAATATCAGACGAGTATTCATAACGGTCATACTTGATAACTGTAGTAAACTGTCGTACTAAACTGTTGCCCATTGTTACCGCAGCAGCAGCACCAGTACCGTTACCGCCAGTGAACGTTATTATGGCTGTGCTTGTGTAACCACTGCCATAGTTGTCAATGATTACGCCAGTAACTTGTCCAGCGCCATTGATTATAGCTGTCATTTCAGCAGGTTCAACACATTCGCCAGTAACAGTAATCACTGGCGCTACAGTATAGCCAGAACCACCATTGGTGATCACAACACTTCGAATGCTTAATGTATAGTTGTTATACCATTCATCCCACGGTGTTTTGGCCCATAGTGTTGAGTTTGACGGCGTGTCAGCATTAAAGTTGGTATTGCTGACTGCTGTTGACTGAGTGTACGGCAGTAGCACGGGACTGATAAATTCAGGCACAGTTAGCGTGGAATCCCAGTATGCTGGCAGGTCAAAGTCAGTAACTGATCCAGGATACTCGTCAATGCCATTGTAAGATAAATTAAACTCGCGTATTTGCGTGTGGTAAGGTTTAACTTCTTGAATATAATTCAAAACAAAATCTTGATTGTCTCTGTTATAGAACTCATAAGGACGCAGACTGCGAATCTTATGATCAACGTCAATCAAGCTGGTTTTTATTAACCATTCAGGTGCAGCAAATTCGCTCATAATGTATTCAAACATCAATACCAGTGAGCGATTGCGTTCGATCAATAGTTCGTCGACAAACAACTGTTCATTGATTGCTTGAATTATTTTACGTGTTTCAATTACTGGTTCTTGATCAAAATATTGAGAGTCAAAAACTTCGTTGTCAAAACCAAACCTGGCGCCACTGTAATTGTAATTCCAAAGTGCTTCACTGAATTCAATTGTGCCATCTTCAAGTCCCACACGATCCCATCCAAGATCAGTGCGTTGATAAATTTCAAACTTGCCTGTGGCCAATTGATTAGAAACCTTGACACTTGATCCAACAGGTGCTACTCCAAGTGTAAGTCCCGATAGTCCAGCATAATTGGCCACTGTGGCCACTGGATTTTGTGTTTTGTTATATCCAGGCAGATACCAATCAATATAACTCCAGTAGCGTCGTGTGTCATAATTTTGAACACGTATTAGTGCCAGTTCTTTAGAGCTCAGTAGTGCACCGGCTACAACTTCGTAAATTGTCCACAAACCCGAGTTGCTTGAATCGGACGCTACCAAATACTTGTATCCATATGGAACAATAGTTAAATTTTGATAGCTTAATTCAGCAAGGTCAACCACCCGCTTGTCCCACGCTCCGGAACCGGGTGTGGGTTCGGGCTCGCTGCTGTTAAGTAGTGTAAAGCTCTTGGATTCGGATATTGGATATTGTGCCAACACAGCATTGGCTCGTCCCAAATAGTTTTTCAGTGCCGAAAAACGGTCAACAAACATACTTTGGCGCGGGCGGAATGACACACCATAACGCATAGCTGGACTTAAACCAACATCTGGAACGTTGGCACCGACTACGTTGATGCCCGAGAAACTGTCTTGCAGTTTTAGATACAAATTATCACTTAAGAAACTGTCAGCACGATCTGCTGCAATTAACTCATATTCTTGGTGGACATTGTCATTGTTAGCCAGGCGGTCATACTCAATGTGCAATATAGTATCTTGAGCACTTATTAGGTCAAGCACATTGTAGATAGCCACTGTGCTTGCATTCAGCGGTGCAAGATATGCAATACCGCTGGCACGAGGATACTCAATGTAATTGGCAATAGCAGTGGTGCTGAGTTTTTTGCCAGCAACAGTATTAACTGTGGAAATATTTCTCACCCAGAAATAATACCGAGTAGCAAAAATATTTTCAGAATTTAATTCAACACGAGTGGTATAACTCAAAAAGCTCAGCGGTGTTCCGGGTCCTGTATAATTGGACGGGGGCACCGTGCTTTCAATCCACTGATAGATATCAATCCTACTGCCCGGGAATGTCTGTCCCCAGCGACGGCTGGCGTACACAATGTCATCTTGATTGGGATCAATAAAGCGCACTGAGTTAGTGTCCCACCAAATTTGTCCCACTCTGGATGCACCCCAAGGATTGCCTACATTGCGAATTGGCCCGTTGCTGTAATTGGCTGGATCAACTGCTCCAATGTAATCAATGTTTTCACGAGCCACACCCAATATTTTGCCCTGTAACGGATTAAAGAAATCCAAGTAGTTGGTAGTCTGCGACTCCAACTTGTCATACATATAAACAGAGTTTAACAAAGCTACATCTACTACAGGTGTCTGCTGATGTTTAACTGTCCATGCTGGTATTCTTGTGGGGTTGTCATATATGACTACTTGACCTGTATTGTCAAACTGGGCGTCTTCAAATTCGTTGCCGGGTGCACCAACAAGCAACTTACCAGTAATGTAACTGAGTCCCGTGCCATAACCATCAAGTTCATGTGTTAAATTGTTGTACAACTGTTGGCCAAATACAAATTTTCCAGGATTGGTAACTGTGTCAGCAGCACTTGGCAAGTAATCAAATGTGTAAGCCACACCGCTTTGTACAATAGTAGTTGAGAACACCGTACTACGATCATCAAAGTAAGTGGTATTGTTATCAAATGTTACTGGCTCATACATATTACCATTGGGCGCACCAACGACCAAAGTCAGCGCAGTTGAGTCAACGGTTAGGCTGGATCCAAAGCGAGCAAATTGTGTTGGATTGGGGCTGGTAATTGTTTGCGTATAAGAGTAATTGACAAAACCAATATCAGCAAACGCAGTACCCAATATTCCGGGCAGTACATTTAATTTTGTTCCGGGTAATGCAGCAGCAGAATTTATAACTCTTATGGTCAAGATGCCCGACACCACACGAATTACAGTATTGTCTGCAGGATTTGTCGCAAATGTAATGATGCCAGTACTGTTGTTGTAAGTGTAATCAACGCCCAACACTTGTAATACATCGTCAGCATACACCACTGGCGTATAATTGTCATACTGAGAATATGTTACACCAATGTCAAAAGTTTTAGTAAAGCCGTTGGCAGTAAAACGCAAATCATCACTTACGGTTGCTGTGACATTTGGTATGCCAATGCCATTGTTGGTGCTATTGATTGCGCTTGCTAAACCTGCTACGGTGTTATTTGGGCTGGCTGGAACAGCAACTTCATAGTTGTTAACACGAATTGTATCTCCGCTTGTTAACACTGGATTGGCTACTGGAGATGAAATTATTCCATAAACACGAGCTTGGTTTACATTGCGTTGAACAGCACCAGAATTGTTGTTGGTGTTTTGTGGCTCACCTGAATAGATGCTGCAATTTTGACTGCACAAATCTACAGCCCAACCAAGTTGTGCTTGATAGATGGGACTGTTGTCGGCTGTTTGATTTAGCGAATCCCAGTCAGTAGTAGTTACAATTTGTTGTACAAATTTAAAGATATTGCTTTCAACTTCAACAACATCACCAACTGCCAATGTTACGGCACTGGTTAGCACAACATCATTGCCAATTACTTGGAAACCACCGTTAATAAAATAATCTGCGTTGGTTAAAAATACACCATTGATCAGTACGCTAACTGGTGATTGCCATCCAGCGGGTAAACTAAAAGTTGTTGTACCTGTGTCGCCAATACCAATTTGATATCTTAGTACACTACGATCATACACATAGGTACTGCCAGATTCTAATGCATTAACAACCGCAGTTGGTGCGCCAACGACCACTTGCCGCCCATCAGTAGATGAAGCAACGCTGTAGCCAAAATTAGCACTGCCAACAGGTCCTGTAATCTTACTAATGTATTTGAAATATGTTGCAGCATAAGCCATTATGACTGCGTTAGGAGCTGGATTGGTGGCTGGTTTAAATGTAACTGTGGTTCCAGCAAATGTATAGTCAATGTATGGACGCTGAAGCTGTCCATTTACACTGAGTCTAAATGAATCAATGTCAGTTGCTGTGTACAAATATTCTGACAAGTCAAAATTATCAGTGTTAGCAACTCCAGATCCCGATGGCGTAAATGTAACAATACCGCCAACTGTTACTGTATCAACAGTAATAATCAAGTCATTAGCCGGTGATGTTCCCCCACCAATAGTGGCAGCATTAATAGTCAGTGTATCACCAATGTTATAGTTCAAACCAGGGGCAATCAACGAAACAACATAAGTTCCGCGAGTGCGGTCAACTGTGAATGTTGCTTCTGATCCACTACCAGATGTAGAATCTTGAGTCACTCCGTAGTAAACTCGATGATCAAGTTGTGCTGACTCGCGCTTTGCTATTACAATTCTTAAATCAGAATTTGGCGCCTCATTAAACACTACTGAAGTATTGCTTACTGTGTAATCGATTCCTTCAAATTGTGCTGTGTTGTTGACTACAACTACCAATTGGTCAGGTTGTGTATAATCAATGATAATTGAATTAGAATAGTTATATTCTTGCGTTACACCGTCAGAAATATAATTTACAGATTGTAGTGTTGTGTCTACGCGGCCATAAGCATAAACGGCATTTTCATCAGGTGCGCCAACATAAACAATACGTTCATCTTTGCTAATTGCAACTGCGTGACCAAAACTGCCGGCACTTGAAACATAATCAGGTGCTACTAAAAGTTGTGCCTGTGTAAATCTTCCATCTTCATTTCTGTTGATAACAGAAGCGTATCCAACTCCAGCGGCACTGAGGCTTGCACCAGCTACTCCCCAGGTTTGATCGCCAAAATCAAGGGCATTACCATATCCAAGAGTGTCGGGCGCATTTAAAAATAATAAATTATCTTCAATGTATGTATTGCCTTCGCCACGAACATAAGGATATAGAACACCTGTTTCAGTACTTGTTGAATCATTGTAGTATGTGGGGGCGCCGACCAGTGCACCCAAGTTGTTATATGTTTGAGCAACACTGGTGCCATAGCCAGCGTTTTCCACTGGCCTTTGCTGTGTTAATGAAAAACTGTCGTCAAATACATTTTGTTTTTCTAACACTTGCCACAGTCCCGAGCCATTGTTATCAACCCAAGCCAATGAGCCGGGTGTTAAATCGTTAGCGTATGACAATGTGGTAATGTCACTGGCTTGAGATACACGCATAGTATCCAGGAAAAAGCCCAGGCCAGTGCCCGTTGCGACTGTTTGATTGCCGTTGGGGAAGACATAAGCAACTGTTAGTGTAGTGGGTTTTGGTGTAGTTAATACACGATACACACCATTAAAGGATTCATTGAAATAGCGCACAATCAACAAGTCTCCACGACGCAGATTGTGCACGGCCGAGAATGTTACTAAACTTGTGCCGTCAAGATTATCACTGACACGAGTAACCTTACCCGGAGTTTGAGTTGCGCGATATACATTCCAATCATAACTATTGGTTTTGGCTACCCAAATTCTCGTGCCATCGCCTACATTGTCAAGATCCGCAGCAATAGCACTGGGATCATCTAAAGAAAATACTGTAATATCAACGTCATCAATATTAACATAGCCTGCGCTAGGCAAAGCAGTATCTGTGTCAACTGTGGTAGTTGTGGGTAAAATATCTGGAGAAGTTAATTTATAACTTTCACGCCAAACATCATTTAATAACACCGTTTGGTTGGCCACGCTTGACTCACCAACTTCAATCACTTGTATGGTAGCAGGATCGCTTTGTAGCAATGCTTCGTTTAGTCTTAATTCAAAATAGCTGCGATTTGCATTGGCACCATATGTGCCGCGAAGAATTGCCCAGTTTTCATAAATTTTGTAGTCAGCAACTTCTTTGCCAAGATTGGCGCCGGTGAATATTTCGGCACTTAATACTGTGCCTTTGCTCCTGATAAATTGTTGATACAAGTTAACTTGACTAACATCGTCAAGATTTAACGCTGCCATATACTCGCGGGGCTGGAAGCCAATTAAGCCATAACTTAATAAGTCATTGTCGCGTTCAAGATTGGCAGTTTGCGTATTGTAGCTGTTGGCCAACTGATCAGCTTTGTTGGCAATATTAGGCAACAAGCCTTTTTGTATTTTGGTGTAGTCACTCTTGACCCAATCAGAGTAAACAAATTCTCTCTTGGGCTGTACAATTGTTTCTGCTGACCAATAGGTGTTTTTATAGTTGACAATTTCACCTTTGGCATATTTCCGATTGGGTGCCCACGGCTGCACATTATCTTGATTGAGCACAAAGCCTTGAGCATTTAGCGTGCCATCCCACTCAGTGGTTGTCATAGCTGTTACATTAACGCGATTTTGTCTTGCACCAGTGGTGGGGTTGTAAATCAAGTCTGAAAAGATACTAACATTGTCAAGGATCACAAGATTTTCGTAGCTGGTATAACGCAAATTGGCATAGGCAATAGCTTGGCCATTGGCGCTGGTAACACTAAATCTATTTTCTAACCGTTCAATGATTAAATTTCTAGCGTCAAATGGCAGGCGATTTTGATCCAGCATTATATTTTCTATATTCTGCATCATAACGTTGTCAATAACTGCTCCCGGTCTTTCTGCAATCAGCTGAGTCGCAGCGGGATTCAAGTTAATCAAGCTGTTAACACCCCAGCCTTGATTGGCCCAGTATAGGAACTCGCGAGCCATTTGTTGCCAGTCTAGAGGATAACCGTTTTCACGATCTTCCCCAAATATCAGTCCTTGATTAGCAAGATACTGGCCATAACTTAACAAGAAATCAACCACCGCTGATTGGTTAGTAAACACAAAACCATATGGCACTTGTACAATATCATTGGTATATTGTTTGGGTACACGGACAGTACTGCCGCCGGCACTGACTACTTGGAGTTGGCCGTTGGCTCTGCTGGCTAAAATATTAAAATAAGGATCAACGGTGCTGTAGCCAAATACTGCGTAGCCGTTTTCAACTATTTGTATAATAGCAGCACTATAGGCAAAAGAAGTAAACGGTACATTTTTGTACAGCAACAGATTGTAGCTTTCGTCGGGCAACAACAAGCTGGAATTTTGACTGTCGGGACTTGAGCGCTCAGTGTATATTTTGAGATATTGCTTGTCCGTGAAGCTGGCAGTACGCCAGCACAGGCGCACATCAAGGCTGGCTAGTGCTGCTTCTAATGCTTCAGTTGAGTTAATGCCTAACTGTTGGTTGTAGTCCACAATCCAGTTGATGTAGCTGGCCTTGCTAACTGGTATTATGCTTCCGTTAGTGCCAGTGTGACCACCATATACTTGAACACCATTAGCATCTAAACGATAGCGTCCGTTGTATAGATATTGTCCAAGGTCACTGTCATAACGGTAAAGGTCGCGGTCAGCAAACAAGCTGAAAAATTCTGCTGGACGAGTCAATGCTAGCAGGCGCATAACAGCAAATGGATAACTGCTGCTGGACCACCAAGCAGCTTCTGCTGGCCCACCATCGCCTACTATCCAACTTTTACGGAACGCATTTGGATCATATGCGCCAACAACGCTGCTCAATGGTGGCAGCAGCGCACCTTCAGATCCTGTGGGGATAAAGTAAGTTGACAAGTTAGGACGACGATATTTTTCATCAATGTATGGTCCATCGGGATCAGCAATATAGCCTGCTTGTATATCGTCCCACAAAATCAAGTTATCACCAGTATATGGTGTGGGACCGTAGCGACCGACCCACCAAGAGGGACGCTGGCTAAAGCCCAACATTTCCCAAGGTGTAAGGGCAGGATTTATTGTATCATAAAAGTTTCTGTAAATGCCGCGCCACGCGCCCAGCAACGGTTGATTTTTTTCTTTGTCACCAGCTTGGCTATAATTGTATGTAAACGGATTGTTGTTAATATACTGCTGCGACTTGTAATCAATTTTGTTTTGACCGCACCAGGTTAGAAAACTTTCGCTAAGAATACTTGTAACTTCTGCGCTGGTATAATCAGTTGTGCGGAAGTAGCCCGGAATAACATCCTCGGGTAGAAGTGGCACAGGATTGCCTTGTAATTTCAAGTTATTAAAAATCCTGCGCTCAAACTCTAACAGTATATCGTCGCGAAGGTCACCAAACGCTGCGGTAATACTGCCATCGTGCCCACGAATTACCAGTGTAGGATTAACGTAACTGGTATCTAAATATTTTTCAGGTTTGAACGCTGGATACAGTCCTAGTTTTGTGGGTGTGTTAGGCACAAAACTACCAGTGGTTGTAGTATACTCACGAATAGTAACCACATCACCAATAGCCAACGGTGCGGTAACAGTAACACGGGGACCATCAGTAGCCACAGTATAATCATAATTTAATGTTAGCAAATTATTATTAAGATAGATCAACAATCCCAGGAAGTTGGCTGATGTAAATGTATAAGTTTGAACCGTATCAAACACGCCGGTGGTGATTGGACTTACGGTATGAGCAACTTCTGTGTAGACGCTGCCCGATGGAATCATATCACTGTAAAAGAAACTGTTGACGTTTGTTTTGCCTGAACCAAGATCAGTGATCACCGAATCAAGAATTTGACTTGTGGTTAGTGTGCCCCATTCGCTGAGAATAGAATTTTCCAACATTCTATTCTTAAATTTATTATATTCTCTGTCATTGAACTCTAAGGACTTGAAAATATTATATTCTGGCTCACGCATGAAAAAGCCAGACAGCGTCAGCGGAGCACTTTGTTGTAGTATAATAGTGCCATAGCGACTGACATTGCCTAAATCTCGTACGTTGTTGGCTCCGTTGATTTCGCCCGAGAAGTTGATGAGATTTTCAGCAATACTTTCGTAGTGTGTTCTTACTGTGCCCAAGGTAAATGTGGGACTGTTGGCATTGAACGGATTGTTTTCTAAATTGATCGGAACTTCATAAAATCCAGTTTCGCTAACCTGATCGCTGAGTACCTGTACTTCAATCACAGAGTCAGGAACATAAATGTTATTGAGTGTGATTAATGTAGTTTCGGCGTTTCGTGTTACAGTATAATCAGAAGGCAGCACAAATTCATTGGCTACGTACAGAAAAATTGGCGGAACTACATTGTTTTCCGGAACCACAATGTCTAACTGTAACGGACGTCCGTCATATGTAAATTGAAATTGCTGGCGAATTTGACTGGGTGTGGCTGCTGTTTCCCATCCAATTTTGCGCGAATATAAAACACGGTTACTATACTGATAAACAAATCCATCACTAACCTGGCCGACCACACCAGATGTACCTGATACATAGTTAAATGTGTCAGTATACAAATTGTTATCAAAAACAATATCACCAATGTTAGCAAGACTTAGATAGCGTATTGGAAAATTCAATACTGGATCCGCGGCGCCACGTCCTATGGCATAACTGAATAATTTACTTCCAACAAATGTTGAGCTTGGATATTTTGATTGGTTACTAAAACTTATTCCGTCACTATCAAAAACATCAAACAATGGCGCTTGATTAACAGATGTTTTTTCCTGTGCCAATAACCAATCAACGCCATCAAAGTAATAGCTTTTACCCTGCTGTGTAAGGCCATTTAAAGCAACAACAGTTTGGTTAATTAGTACTGTAGCATCACTAGCTGGTACTAAATTTATAATTGGTTGAGTAATTAACGGATCAACTGAATCGGGTTCAATGAATGTTACTTCATAAATTTTATTTCTAACTTGTGAATCGGCATCATTGGCAAAAATAACACGAGTGCCAGTGATGAATGTATATCCATCAGTGCTGTAACCAATTGAACCATTGATATTGCTGAATGCATCAGTTGCATTAAAATCAACAATGTTAACTGGTTGCTTACCTTCTGTGCCAAAATTAAACAGCTTGGTGCCAGCATTAAATTCAATAACTGGGCGCTTGGCTCTCAACTCGTTATTTAAAACTGGGATGGTATTGTTGTATGCAGCCGACGCATTGATAACATCAATATGGAACCAACGATTGGATCGCGACCAGGCGTTTGTGTCGGGACTGGCACGACTAATTGTAATGTAGTCTGGTACTAATGGAGCATTGTCTGTAGAATCAAAGTTGCCAAAGTCATACGGAGTACTGTCGTAAGGTACACTGGCACTTTCAGTATAAGTTTCAGGCGTAACAAATTCACTAACAGGCAGCAGTCTAATTGCAGTTCCTACTCCTTCAACATAGTATTCTTTATTTTCATATTCAGCGGGGAATGTTGTTCCACGAAATTGTATTTTAAGACCATTGGTGAATACCACGCCATTGGGGCTGGTGTATGTTGGACGACCAACAATGTCAGAAATAAAAATTGTGCTGGCATTTTCTATGTCCAGGAGTCGAATTTGACCAAATATTTCAGGATCTGTGCCATCTTGATAGTAAAGCACATCTCTGATTGCAGTCAACAATGGAATACGCTCAAAAACGCCTTCGGCATTTTTATACCATTCAGTGTTGGAATATTCTGTTCCAAACAGCACATTAAATTTTTCTAAGTTTTCAACTGGCAATACACTATTCAATTTGATATACTGCTGGCCACCAGTTGTGGTTACATATTCAATTTGCCAAATACTATAGCGTTGTTCTTGTGTCAGTGGTGTTGCTTGAGCAAAGGGTACACTATCAAATGAGCCTGCGCCAGCAATGCCACCGCCAGTGTTAATCAACGGATCAAACTGTGTTGCAATTTCCCAACCGCCTTGGTCGTCAGGAGCGTCATTGATAAATGCAACGGTGCGACCATTTAAATTAATAATGTTATCAATGCCGTTTGGATTTGCAGTAAAAAATTCAGACAAAAATTGATTATTAACTTGTTCAAATTTTAAATTGGTTATTAAATCAACGGATCCAATTGAATTTAATGTGTAATAAAAACTTTGTGCAGTGGATAACGGCACATCAAACTGTACAGTTCCAAGGTCTTCACCGTTATTGGTTACACCAAGCACATCGCGGCTGCTGATATTCGGTGCCCAGGGTAGTCGTCCATTAACGCCGGGTTCCATTTGTATCCAAAATCCAGGACCAGTGCCCGGTGTTCCGTTAACAATGGTAAATGTTCCCTGCATATTGAACTGTGTTTCGCTGGCATAGTACAGCGTATCGGGTGCATCCTGTGGCACAGTGAATGTAATGTTTCCTGTTTGTGCGCCGTTACGACTAACACCGCTGTTATATTGATCTCCGGTGCCTTGACTTGGTGCAGTTTTAATCCAGAATGGTGATGCTACATCAAGATTTAAATTGAAAATATAAGTGTTACCCCGCACCAGTGTTAGTGTGGGATTGGGCACATAATCAATTACATAAGCAGAAATTCCTGTTGATGTAACGCGAAAATTTTCTGTTTCTTTTTCGTTTTGTGCTACATTAAATGTGTAGTTGCCCCCGCGTACAAGAGTGATGGCAGGATTGTTGCCAGTGTAATTGGAAAAAGTATATACACCATTTTCTCTGGTAACTGTATAGTCGGCTGTAAGTGGTACAGCAGTGGCACCAACATCAACTGATAACGGACCACTAGGCAACCAATAGTATTGACTGAAATTTACAAACTTGTCAAAATCAATTTGTGGATTCCACGCATAGTATTCGCTGGTATACAGTCTGTCACTGTTGTTGGTAAATGCACCTTGCGATGCCAGTGCATCATTGATGCCAGGATAGGTGATAGCATCCTCAACAGAGTCACTGTCGGGTTTGAGCATAACCACACCGGGCTCTAACTGATAGTTGGCACGAGCCGGTGTTGGTTCAACCACATAACGACTGTCTGCGTTGACACCAGGACCAACACGACGGCCAACAAAGCCTTGTGTCTTTTTAAATTTTGGTTCTTGTACTAACTGATCCAGCGTGGCCGCTAAGAACTGTTTGTTTGTAGATGTTTGAAATATTTCAGGTAAAAAATCTACCGTTCTTACTTTTGCCATTAGATTACTCCGCTGCCAGGTGCAGTTCTAAGATTAGTACTGGTTAATGCTTCAATAACTTGAATGTCAACTACTGTGGCAGCGTTGACAAATATTTCGTTGGGTGCTGATCGTATTTCATACAAGTCACCAAATGCTTTCTGTGGATTCAATGGAACCAACACAACCGAACTTACAATGCTGCCTAACTGTTGATGTAGGTATGCTGAAAGTTCGGAGAAGTAAAACGTGTCACCAAAATCCCAATTTTCGATATCAAAGTATGCATCTAAACTGGCCACAACTGAACTTTTGATTTCACTTAGCGACGCAGTTGAGTTGCTAGCGCGAATAACTTTAATTGTGGCCCTTAAATCTTCGGCAGCCTTGGCACCAAACAATGGTTTGAATTTAACAGGATTTACAATCATGTTGTCGGAAATCATTTTATAATTTTGGAATCCCGAATACTCAGTGCTCAATGCATTGATTGTTGGTGGTACAGGCTGCGGCACCGTGCCGCTGGAATCTTGAATGTAGTTTCTATAGGCCGTATAATAATCTTGCGTAACCACGTAGAGGTCAATAATGTTAGATGATCCAGGATCAATGCGATTGGTCAATGCGCTGTTGTGGCGATATTGATAATACAAGTCCTGGCGACCAACACGAGTTTGATACTCGTCGGTTTCTACCACTACAGTGGTGCCAGTGCTGGTCAATGTTAAAATATAAAACTGCTCATCTGTGTATGCATAAAAAACTTGTCCTACAACATACTGTGCTTTTTCCAAAACAATGTCATCAAGTGTAGCATACTGATCATTGACTATTCCAGATGCAACTAATACATAACGTTCAAGATTGTCAAAGTCCACAATCTTTTGGAAGTAAACAACTTTTTCAGTGGGATTTACACCAGGTGCAACAATTTCATCAAAAAAGTCAGGATTGTCGGGCACGCCATCGGCGTCACGATCTTGCCAAGACACTAACACTTGATAGTCATCAACATACCCATCTGACAACACAGGCTGTGCAATAATCCGCATGGTGATGTCACTGTCAAGTGGCAAGTTTGAATCGGGGCGACTGTTGGTCTTTAGCACTCGCACAAAGTCACGTATGGTGGTGCCTGTGCGACTGTCATAAATTTGTTCGTCGCCGTAAAAGAAAAATCGTGTTTCAAGTACGCTGCCAAAATAGTAGTTTAGTGCGCGAGTGGTGACGGTGTATGATTCGCCGTCGGTAACAAACTGTACCATCCAACTGGCATCAAGATTTGCGCCCGAAGTATCTCCGGCATATGTTTGACTCCAGGTGGCATTGACAGCAAGATTTGACGCTGTGATCAGGTACCATTCGCTGGTTAGATTGTTATAGCCCAGGCCAAAGTTACGATACAGTTCCATTTGTGCCAGCGCATTTTGTCTAACACTGGTGCCCAAATCAGTAACAAATAACGGAATAACTTCTACGCATTCAGCGTTGGTTGGCACATAGTTGTTTAGCACTATTGGGCCTAAGCCATTGGAAAAGTTGCCCAGTCCTTGATTGGTTCCATCAACGTATATGGCTGTGGCAGCGGCCCAAATTGTTAATTTTTCGTCGGCTCTTGTGGGAGTACCTAACACCAATCGGTTGTTGGCATCAAAGTAGTAGCCAGTTGGTGCTCTAAACTTAATCAAGCTGCCAACTTTAACATACTGCATGTTGCTGCTGGAGTATGTGCCTACTGGTACTGGGTTGCCGGCTGTGTTTTTAAAATAGCCAGTAGTTTCATTGGCCAATGTGGTGCTTTGATTCCAACTAACTGCTAGTGGAGTCAGCGACGGCCGGGGAAAGTTTGCATAATAAAATTGTTTGACTGCTTCAGTTGTCAGCAGAGGTTCAACACGATTGGTAATTAGGTCAACAATGTCATTGGTTGTTAGCCAACTGAATAAAAATGTTGGCAACTCGTTTGATTCATACAGCGCACCGTCGCTGCCAAACGTGTTAGTTGAACTGTATTTGCCAGTGTTGTCAACCAAGTCAAGATAGCGACTGGTTCCAATTGAAGCACGGTTAAGTGCTTTGGATTTGATAATTGAGTTGTAAGCAGTGAATGGGAAGTTGTTGTAATCTTCACCATTGACCATTCTATTTTGTGTGTAGTAGCGGGCTGGCGCACGTTGTTTAATTTCATCAATTGATTCGCGTGCCAGTGCATTACTAACAGGTTCAGTGATACCGCATGTGAATGTAAGTGTTTCAATTTGTCCTGTGCGGCTAACATAGTTAATGCTTAAAATCACACTTTGCATTTCTTCGGGATTGATAATATACTGCAATCCATTTGATGCACGAACATAAGCACGGAAGAATCCTACAGGAATTTCAGAAAATACACCATCACCAAAGTTTAGTGTGATTTGGTCATTTGAACGACTGGTTACTGAATATAGTGGTCGCAGTCCGTCTTGCTGCTCGGCTGCTGCGGTGTACACACTTTCAACAAAGTCCCACTCACGAGCAATGTTGCCTACGTTGTCTAACTGATATAACCAGCGGTCGGTGTTGTTAACACCTTCAATGTTGATATTAACTGCTCGGTTGGAAATACGCTCGGGCAAGTTAAAATCTTGATTTTGTAGCACGCCTTGTTTGAACAAGAAGAAAAAGCCGGTGTTGTCCGAAGCAAAGCCTAATTGATCATTGCGGAACAACATGCCAAACTGTCCATTAGGACGGGGGCTTGGTTCATACACATATTCCACACCAGCAGGCAGGCCCGACGCTGTAGCACTAACAGCTTCAAAGGGCATGTTAACACCATCAATAACTGCGCTGTAAGGTATTACTGGCAAAAATCCGGGTACTAGATTAACTGTGTATTCGTCGGTGCGTACACCTTGTATTGTGGTTCTATTGCCCGGGCGACCAATGCGTTGAGTGTTTACCAAAGACGCATTTAAAATAGCATTAAACTGCTCTTGCCAGTCAAAGTTTGTGGGATCAGCCCAGTTAACTGTGATGTTGGCTAAATTAATACCATTGTAATCTGTGATATTTTCAGTGGTTTGTATTGAAAATACTTTAAGATAGCCACTGGCTTCTGTATTACGCTTGGGTGTATAGCTGACTAAATTTGCCAGTTTAACCACGCTGTCGCGGCGCTCGGCTGTGTCTAAATAATTTTCGCGAGTGTTTAAGTCTGAGCGGAAGGCCAGCGATTGGCCCATAAACGCCATTAAGTCTAGTATGGCAATAAATTCCGACGATTCAATGTAGTCATTGAATGACTCGGGATAGTACAAGCGTATATAGTCAACAAAACTCTTGCGCAGAGTTTCAAAGTCGTAGCTTTGGAAGTCGGCTTCGCGGTAAGTTTGATAGATTCTTTTCCAATCCTCAACTCCAAATACTGCGGTTTGTCTAGTAGTTTTTGCCATAATGATTGATCTTGTTGATTATTTATGGTAAAAATAAACCACGTGGTTTATGTTTATGCGTAGGATGCAGTGGCAGTTTGTTGGTCGAAGTAGATGCTTAAAAACTCGCTAGTTTGTCCGGGAACCATCATTAGTTCTAGCTCAATTAGTATGCCATTTAGCTGCGGATACATGTTGGCTGACTGAATGTAAATTCGCGGATCTAAGCTGGCCACACGCTGTATTTCAGCAAGTATAGCACGCTCAGTTGCTTCTGTTTGATTTTCAAACAAATAGTTCCATATAGCAGTTCCATAACCTGGACGGCCAACTAACTGCCCTTGCTTGATGTTCAGCGCATTCAGCAGATCACGCTTGACTAACTCAAAATCTACTAGCGTAAATTTCTTGTATTGTCCAATGGTGTTAAATCCTCGAAATGTTGTCATAACTGTATTTACTGTATTTTAAGCTTCTTCAATAGGTGGTAACCCCAATCGTGCTCGGATAATAGGGTCATCCCCGGTGTAAGGCGGTGCGTTAGGATCACCAAGTGAATTAACAGAAGAATCGAGTCGACTGCTAAGTGCAGACAAATTACCTAAACCACCGGGTACGTTGCTGCCAAGTGAACTTAGCCCAGTTAAGCCGCCGGGTATACTGGTACTGAGTAGGCTTTTAGCTTGTTTAGCAGCATTTTCTAGCGATGCAGTACTAACTGCCTGAGGACTAAAAGTTGGTGTGGGTATTTTGTCGCTACCCACTAGTTTAGTAAAGGCTGCATTTACTGTTGATCTGTCAACAGTACCTTCAAAACCAGCAGCAGGAATAACACCGGCAACAGCAGCGGGCAATTTGAAATCGCTAAAATTAACAGCAAATTGTCCTTGCTTGGCCAACGAATCCATTTGATTTTTTATTGATCCAATATCAACACTAGGGAGTGCGCCCTTAGCCCAATCCACGGCATTCCCTACACCAAATTTACTGGCATTGGCCAACAATCCACCAAGGTCGGGCAGCCCACCTAACGCACTACCAATGCTACCAATACTGCCGCCCAATGAGCCACTAATACTGTTGGCTACTCCACCCAACGCAGCAATGCCTCCACTTATGCCTCCTGTGGCCGCTGCTGCCTCAATTGATCCAACTCTACCAGTGCTAAGATCAACACCGGCTGAGCTTAGTGCTGAACTAAAACCTGATGATAGACTTTTAACAGAAGACAAACTGCCAGTGGCGCCATCAAAAATTTGTGCTGTTGGTAATGCAGTTGCTGATCTTGGTATTGAAATTTCGCCAGATGCAACCAGCGTGTCATAACTGGATTTCATCAGACCAAATTGAATTTTATCTTGTAACGCTGAATTTGACAGCAAGTCTGTAACAGCCGTTACACCGCCCTTGCCAGTCCAAACACCGGGACTGCTCAATACATCAACAAAATTACTAGGGTTAGGAACCGGCATTGCATTTACCTCCAAGGTATTTGGCAGCGGTACCTGGTTTTAAGTATCCAGCTGCTTCCAGTTGTTCAGCATTAAATCCGTACTTGCCTAAACCTGATTCATTGGTAATTTCATCAGGGCGCTGACACACGCTGGCAGCAATTGCAGCCATAACTGCTTGTACTTGTGTAGTTGACAGTGGCCCAATTGGCTCGGTTACCACAGATGTGTCAACATAATCTGACACGGTAATACCGTTATTAATAGGCACGTCAGCTAATACTGGCAGCGAAGAAATTATACCATCGTTGTAGATAGCCAGAAGAGGAATATCAGGAACGCCGGCTGTTCCACGATCCAAACGAGATTGCGCAAATTCAATAGCAGTAGTTTCGGGTGATTGTAGCGTGTCCCCGGGTGCTAGGCCAATGAATGCACCGCTAGCCAACTGCTCAAGATAAACTCGTTCAGCTTGGGCTGGAGTAGTTCCATCAGGTGCTTCAAGGACAAAAAATAGTCCATTTGGTAGTGTGTAAGTAAACTTGGCCATGTTATGTGTAATCCACTACTGTTCCACTGAACCCCGATGGTAACGAAGGACTGTTTGGCGCCTTAGACGGCTGACCAGCTTCCATTTTTACTTCTACGCTAACACCTAAATTGTGAAATGGCCAGGGTTCGTGTGTTGGTGCTCGCGTTACAATACTTTCTGTTCCAATAGGTGCAATTTGCCATCCAGTTGCTTGATTGAATTCAGTATTGGGCATAACACGCTTTTCCAATGGTTTGGGCGGTTCTACATTTTCTGCGGAGCCGCCATTTAAGTCAATGCCGCCGGCTTGTAATACCATAGACGAGCCAGCGTTCCAAGATCCATTGTTGCTGACCAGGGCTAGACTACCGTCAGCACGAGCAGCAATTTTAGCTTTGCTGTATATAGTAGTATCCTCAGTGCTGTACAAGGTCAATTTCTTCTCAGTTTCTATTGTGGTTCCACCAAGACTTTTCATATTAATCTTGCCGCCAGCAAACATGTTGATGTCTTTGTCGGCATGCAGATTAATTGTTCCTTGTGTTCGCACATTAACTGAGTTTGTGGCATACACATCCAGTGTACCTTCTTGTCCAAACTCAAGCCAAGTTTGACCATTGGCGTGAATAATATACAAGAAGTTGCCATCGTCACTCATAGTTATTTGATGGCCAGCACTAGTACGGAGTCGAACAAGATTGTCTTTGCCTTCAATATCACCGTCATCAAATACAAGACTATGGCCACCACGGCGACCAATAACTCGTATGTCAGCAGTAGTAATTGAATTTTCAGCAATGCGCTTTTGTATATCTTTTTCGCTTAATCCACCATTGTAGATGGGGCGCCCGGGGGTGCTAATTCCAAACACAGCACTGGGACTTTCACGCTGGCTGGTTGAGCCAATAGGACCGCGTTGTGGATCAGCTAGTGTTCCTTGCTGAAACATTTCAGCAGCAAGAAAGCTGTGTACTGGTTTGGGTTGATCAAAGAATTTTGGATTTTCATTAATCTTTACGTTGTTAGGATTAATTTCGGTAACAGGCAATACTTTTGCACCATTGTAATAACTTTTTTGATCGCTGTTTTGTAAATCAAAGTGTGTGGTGGCACCAATAGCTGGAATCATGTGTGTCATACCTTGATCAGGTATGCAGCCCATATAGAAACCAAAGTTAGGATCGCCGGCAGCAAAGAAACACAGTACGCTTACACCAAGATCTGGGGGCGTAAACCACATGCCATAACTTTGTGGATTGCCATCAACATATCCTCCTACACTAGATGTGTCGCCTTTTTTGCCGGGCTGTTGTGGTGTAGCGCCGTAAAATGGTGGGCAGTAGCTGACTGTATTCCATAGTGCAGGATTTTCAGAATCAACGCCAGCAAATTGTTCAATATAAACTTGTAGTCGTCCTTGTCTAGTGGGGTCAACATTGTTTTTGACCACGCCTATAAATGGACCAGTGTCGGCCTTCATGCCGCCGCGGTCATATCTGTAGTTAGGTGCTACACCACGATTGCGTTCTATATTTTCATTTCCTGCCATTTTTTATTCCTATTCGTCTCGGGCTATTAGTTGATTGACTGCCGATTCAGGTGATGCGGCTCCGTAATCAATTTGTCCCGGTATTCCAGATATATCCACTTGTGGTGGTGCCGGCTGTGGTGACATCGGTATTGGTATATTTGGATCAATTGCCGAAAAGTCTGGTCCTTCATTACCCGGGTCGGGCCGCAGCCACCTCACACCAGGATCTGTTTGTGTATTATCTGGTACGCGATAGCCAACATCAGGATCAGCTCCGAAATCTAAACCGCGGCCGCTGTCTTTTGGTGCAGACTGAGGATTTCCAGTTAACTGAATTAGCACTCCTTCGAGATCTTGTTCAAATTTTCCTTTGCTAAACTTACTGGTAACTCGTGCTGCTTTATATGTGAATATTTGTGAGGCACTCCCACCTTTGGCAGTATTAGGATTAGCCAATCCAGTACCATTAACATCATAATCAGAAACAGTATTCCATTGTAACTTATAAACAATATCTTGTGCGTCAAAATTAATTCCACCATCGGGATTAAATGCTGAATAATTGAAATTAAGTGATTGAATTCCTGTAGCCATTTCACCTTGTTGCAACCATGCAGGATCGCCAACAATAGTTATGTTTGAACGTGCAATGTCGGTGGGGTTATACAAATAATCAGCAGCCGATGCGCCAACACTATTGGTCAGCCCTTCGGCACCCTGAGTGCTACTACCTCCCACTGCCGCTTGATATTGTACTGCTGGCGCTTCTCGCCCAAATGCGCTGGTTTTTTCTTTAGTATCAGTTGCAATTTGTGGATTGCTTAATGTCATAAGAAATGCTTTATTATACTGCTGCTCGTATCGTAAAACTTGTGTATTTTCTCCTGTGAACCAATAATTGTATTCTTTGTGTACTCCACGCAACTCGCCGATTGGAAAATACTGGCTCATCATGCCACTTATACCATACGTGCTAATCACGTATATTATGCTGTATGCAAAGTCGTTACGTTTTGGGTCAAATTCCAGCGGCTTTGTGACTACTGAAATTTTATACCACGACAAATCACCTAATGGTGTTTGTGGAGTAACTTCACCTGTTATTTCGTTAACGGTGTAAGACGCTTGATCAGTAATATATTGACTATTTTTTAGTAGTTCATCGAGTATTACCACAATTGGCGTGCCGGCGGCAAAATTAAATGTTCTAACGTTGTAGGCTACAGAATTGGTTTTGGGGTCAAGAGTGCCAGCACCTGTAGTAGCCATCTGCATTGGTACTTTAACTTTATTGGCTGTACCACCTTTGGTAACTTTAGAGTCTCCTAGTGCCGTGGGGGCAAATTCAACGCTGTATTTGTTAGGTATAGTAAACATGCCATCGTCGACTAATTGTTGTTCCTGATCATTTAATTGCGTCATTAGCCCTTTTATATTATTGTGAGCAGACGTTGATATTACTCCAGGGTCAGCAGTATTAGATCTGTCAGGAGGTATATAATTTTCTGCGCCAAAGCCTACTGGACTCAGGCGATCGGCGCGGCGCACAGCACCTGCAATGCCAGTATTGTTTGATCCTCCTGGGCGGCGTGAGTCGAGCGGTGTTGTTGCCATATTCTATTCCTTACGGTCCGACTGCAAAAGGACTTTCGCCGCCTGCGAGGCTGCTGATGTTTTGGAGGACGTCACTTTGATTTTGCGGCAAACTCAAAACTTCATCTACCGCTGCTCGCTGCTCATCTGTTAGTGGTGGTGCTGGGCTAGTTTGTCTACCATCATCTGGAGATACCTTTTCTCCGCCTGGTATACCACTTACTAATAAATCTTTTATAGTGGTGCCCGAAAGTTCAATCCGCGATTTAATTACTCCTAAGTTACTGCCAAATCCCACTGTATAATTAATTGCTACTGCTTCCACTTTGTATTCAACCACTTTGTTAGCAATTGCAAAAGTTATATTTTTTATTTTAAAAGGTATAATTTTTTCTACTATGGCACCATTGGATTTAGCCGATACCATTTTTCCATTATCATCATAGCCATAAAATTTTATAACCAAACAGTACAATGCCGAAGCGTGTGGAAAGTCTGGACGATTATAAACACTGGCAACTGCTTTATATAAGTTTTCGATTAGTGTTACGCCAGCAGTTTCTGTTATTGTAAATTGTAGTTCGGCCGCATTATGTGCTCGGTTAGAACCTTTGCCAGTTATTACACTACGAATTTCCAAATTGTCAATATAGTAATCAAGTCCAAAAAATTCATTGCGTCCAAGGCCAGCATCAGGCTGTGTCGGTGCACCTCCGCTTTGTGCCAGTAAACTGTATGATGCATAGCTAAGTTTTCCGGAGTTTACTAAGTCATTATATCGAATAGTTGGCATCAAATACCACGACAAGCTGTAGGTGTAGGTGGCATACTGATCTAGCACATTGGGTCTGGGAGTAAATTTTGAATTTTTAACAGCGTTAAGAATTCGCACTGTGGTTGCACGGCTTTGACCATCGGCACCAAAATTATCGTCGACAGAGCCAGCACCCGGAGGACCACCTGGTAAAACTTGCGTGCCACTTGCTAATCGTGCATCAGTGGGATTGCCCGGTGATACACTTTGCGTTTCAGTTAACGGTTTAGTAGGTGGATTGGTTCCTGTTTCAGTTTGGCCAGCTAGCGTTTCTGCTTGTTGTGTTGTTAGCCGACCATCAGTGGTGGTAGCCGCCGGTGGTGGTGCCTGTGTTGCACCGGTAGTACTATTACTAACTGCTTCTGCTGCGGTGGTATCAACCATAAATTAAAACCCCAGCACGGTTCTTAGTGTGCTTAATTTAGGAATATAAATTTGTGTGTTCAACGCAAAGTCCAGTGGTGGTTTGGTTAGCGTATTAGGATTCCGTTGATAAAACACCCACCACAAGCCGCCATTGTCATACAAGTCATATGCCAACAAGTCGGGTCTGTATTGGTAAGTTTGATTAATAGCAAACAACAAGTCGTCGGACTGTTTGGGTATGGGTCTATTGACCATAACATCTAAAAAGAATTGACTATAGCCAGTGTTTGCATATGGACTGGTTGCGCTATACGTAGCCATTACCACATACCTCCTTTAAGCAAGTCACCGTTAGCATACTGACGCAAGCTGAATTTTTGACTTTGAGCCTGACGACTAATAATGGGCAACAATGTTATTGATATGGTCATTTTTGTGGGTACATATGTTGGCTGAGTGCTTGTTTCAAATGACTGTGGCGCCGGCATAGTTGTCATTCCACCTTTAGGCAACGATTGTCCATTGAATAATTTTGAACTGGCTAATCTACCAATTGCTCCACCAAGAAAACCACCTAATATACTTGGAGCCGTCGGATTATTAGCCTGACGCTGTTGCAACATATTGCTGTTATTTACATTGGGGCTACGAGTACGAATATAATCTACATCAGCAGGCAAATCATAGGTAAACGAAGTGACCACACAAGGATGCTCATTAAACTGGAATTCGCCTAATCCAGTTAGATAAACCACTGGAGGTGGTGACCCGCGTTGCGGATCCTGACCATAAAACATTTTGGTTACTGATTTAAAAAAGTGTATAACTGCCAGCAAGTAGTTGGCTTCAGCAGTATCTTGTGCAGTAAACGGACAACTGATTATTACAGGTTCGACTACACTTCCTTGATAAAAATAACCACGATAGTTTGAATGCGTGATGTCAGCAGTTGAGTAATTGGCTTTGTAGCCAGTTTGAATTGTAGGCGTGTACGGAAATAACACACCATCAGTGCCAGTCAATGGAGATAAAATTCCAGGTGATTGTGCTTTATACAAGTAATCAGCCAATGGTGCTAGGCGTAATCGCACTCGCCAATCACCGTTGTTTTTATTTCCGCGTTGCTCTGCAATAGTTTGCTGGGCCTGTGCTTGGGCAAGAACCGCTGCTTTTCTATCAGCATCACTAAGTTCAATGTCTGGTGGTGGTTCTATTAACCGGCCTTCGGCAGCTAATCGTTCTCGTTCAAATGGATCTTCTTCGCTGACATCACCTGGCTCGGTTAGAAATCGGCCTTCGGCAGCTAATCGTTCTCGTTCAAATGGATCTTCTTCGCTGACATCACCTGGCTCGGTTAGAAATCGTTGTTCTGCGTACAATCGTTCTCGTTCAAATGGATCATCAAATGCATTGTCTGCTGCATCAGCCGCGGGATCACCAGCAAATACAGTGGTTTCATCATTGCCAACAACATCACTGGCAGATAAAAATTGTTCATCGTCTTGATTGTCGGCATATGGGTCGCCTGCAAATACGGTAGTTTCATTGGCGTCACGAATATCACTAGCACTTAAAAAGTCCGAGCCTTCTGTTACTACTTCTGTAACGAGTGGTACAGGAATAGCAGGAATTTGTAACAACGGAGTAACGCCCGCAGCTTCTAGACGTGCTTGATCACGACTATTGATATTTGCTATCACTTGGTCGTCTGCTGTGGCAGCGGCTGGAGAAGTTCCTTCTTTTGTTGAAGAATTACCGGCAACTTCTAACTTTCCATAACCGCCTGGATTTGTTACAGGAGTTCCGGCTGTGTCTGTGGTAAACTGTGCAGGATCTGTTATGCCTGAAGCAATGTACGCCGAAGAGTTATTCAGCCCCGAGCCATCCGTTGCTTTATTATACGCATCGGCTTGGTTTTCGAGTTGATCTTTATTGTCTGCCATGTTTGCCTCGTTATTTGATATTTAGCGAAAAAATAAACGGCATACTTTAAGATAATGGTTGACAGGTGGTAAACTTATGTTATAATAAATACACTCTAGGAGAAATTGCCTGTGGCAACAAAACAACCCAAAACAACACTGGATCCTACACAATCAATAGCAGCAGATCCAATCGTACCAAAAGTAAATTATCTAAACAACCGGGACATTTTAAAAGAAATACATGCTAGTAAGAACACCTACTGCTACTATGTAGATCCCGCTGTTGACAGCCAATATGACATTATTTTGCCCAGTTTGAGCAAGATCAACCAGCGTACTATTGCGGAAGCACGGCGCAATCGTGCTGACCGTCTCAAGCGCCAAGGCACCATTGTAGATCCCACAAAAATCCCCAACACTGACTTGGTTTTTCGAATATCCACGTGGGACCATATTCCAATGGCAGAAAAAAAGATTCCCAAATCAGCACAAAAGAAAAAGCAAAAATTAGAAGATTTGCTGGAATTTGTTGAGGAAGAAACCATTGACGATTCTCTAGATGAAATACTGGATCAAGGCTTGATCAATCCAGTACGGCAGCGACTAAACTTTCCCCCATTTGAGCACTGGCGGATTGACGAAAACAAAGAAAGATACATTGTGGGCCGTAGCCATTGGAAGGGCGATTTGGCCACAGGCGAGTTTTGCAAGGATCATGGCGACATGACACCCAAACTGGCACACATGTTTATTAAACTGTGCGAGCGTTATGCTACTCGTGCCAACTGGCGTGGTTACACTTACAACGAAGAAATGCGGGGGCAAGCACTACTACAGTTGAGCCAAATTGGCCTACAGTTTGATGAGTCTAAAAGTCAAAATCCGTTTGCTTACTATACAGCAGCCATTACCAATTCGTTTACTAGAATTTTAAATTTAGAAAAGAAAAGCCAAAACATTCGTGATGACTTGCTGGAAATAAACGGACTTACACCTTCGTGGACACGGCAAAACGCCGGGCGGCCTACTATGGCATCGCTCAGTGGGCCAGTTACCATCACACGCTACACCGCCGAAGAACCATACGAAGCGGCCGAGTCCGATATTGTTGAATAAGGCATATTGGCTCAAAATCAATTGCACACAGTTGATGCGTGTGCTACAATATATATCATGAATCTATTCCAAAAAGTAGCAGTTTGTACAGACATTCATTTTGGCTTAAAATCCAATAGCTTAATTCACAATCAAGACTGCGAGCAGTTTATTGATTGGTTTATCAAAACAGCAAAGGAGCAAGGTTGCGAAACCGGCATGTTCCTTGGTGATTGGCATCATCATCGTGCGGCCATCAACTTACAAACACTGAACTTTAGCCTGCGTAGTTTGGAAAAACTTTCTGCGGCGTTTGAACGATTTTACTTTATTCCAGGCAATCACGACTTATACTATCGTGACCGTCGTGACATTCACGGTGCTGAGTGGGCGCGACATCTACCTAATATTGTGATCTGTAACGACTGGCATCAAGAAGGCGATGTAATCATTGCGCCGTGGCTTGTTGGAGACGATCATAAACGTATCCCCAATTTAAGTGCTAAATATATGTTTGGGCACTTTGAACTGCCGCATTTTAAAATGAATGCTATGGTTGAAATGCCAGATCATGGCGAAATCAAAGTTGAAAACTTTGGTGGCATTGAAAGCGTATTTTCAGGCCACTTCCACTTGCGTCAGCAGAGAAAAAACATACACTACATTGGCAACTGCTTTCCCCACAACTTTGCCGACGCCGGCGACAGCGATCGTGGTATGATGACACTTGAATGGGGTGGCACACCAAAGTATCATGCTTGGCCTGGGCAACCATTGTATCGTGTAATGCGATTGAGTAATGTAATTGACAACGCACCTACACTATTAAACTCTAACATGCATGTCCGTGTGGAATTGGACATTGATATCAGTTATGAAGAAGCCAACTTTATCAAAGAAACATTTATCAAAGATTACAATCTGCGGGAAATGGCATTGATTAATGTAAAAAATTCTGCTGTAGATGTTGACATGGCTCCGGGAGACGTGGCATTTGAAAGTGTGGATCAAATTGTTACGGATCAAATCACCAACATTGAAAGTGAATTTTACGATCCAAAACTGTTGTTGAAGATTTATCAAAACTTATGATTCAAATTCAAAATCTCACAGTTAAAAATTTCATGAGCGTGGGCAATAGTACCCAAGCCGTTAACTTTGACCGCAAGGACCTTACACTGGTTCTTGGTGAAAATTTAGATCTTGGTGGCGATGGGTCGCGTAACGGCACAGGCAAGACTACAATCATCAACGCACTCAGCTATGCCTTATACGGCAACGCACTCAGTAACATTCGCAAGGATAATCTAGTCAACAAAACCAATGCCAAGAACATGTTGGTCAGTTTGGATTTTTCTGTAGGCAGTACCGCTTACAGAATTGAACGTGGACGTAAGCCAAACATACTGAAGTTTTATGTTGACAACCACGAGCAAGAAGTTGCTGACAATGCTCAAGGTGACAGCCGAGAAACACAAACTGCAATTGAGGATGTGTTAGGACTTAGTCATGACATGTTCAAACACATTCTGGCACTAAACACTTACACTGAACCGTTTTTAAGTTTAAAGGCCAATGATCAACGCACTATAATTGAGCAACTACTGGGTATTACACTACTCAGTGAGCGTGCCGAACGTATCAAAGAACTTAATCGTGAAACCAAAGATGGCATTACACAAGAAGAATTTCGCATTCGTGCTGTACAAGAGGCCAACAAACGTATTGAAGAGCAAATTGAAAGTTTAAAGCGTCGACAAACCTTATGGGTAACCAAACACAAAGAAGAGCTGGATCAACTCCAAAATGGATTAGACGAGCTACAAAAAATTGACATTGCTGCCGAAATTCAAGCACACAAAGATCATGCGTCCTGGGATTTGCAAAGAAAAGAATTTAATGAATTAGCCACTGCAATCAGTCGAGCCAAGCTAGATCTACAACGCGAGCAAAAATCAGCTGACAAGTTGTCCAAGGAAATTGCCACGCTTGAATCGCACACTTGCCACACTTGTGGACAACCATTTCATGATGCTAAACAAACTGCTGTACTAGCTGCTAAACAAAAAGAGTTAGATGAAGCAACAGATCAAGTGGCTTTGCACAGCGATACGCTGACTAAACTGCAAGAAGCCAGCGATGCCATTGGGGATATTGGCAAACCACCAAAGATGTATTATGATCGTGAAGAAGATGCTATTTCGCATAGAACCACGCTTGCTGGTCTAGAGCAGCAGATCAAATCAAAATCGGGCGAAGCTGATCCTTATGGTGAACAAATTGACGAAATGCAGTCGCAGGCACTACAAGAAGTCAACTACGATACACTAAATGGGTTAACGCGGCTTCAAGAGCATCAAGAGTTTTTGTTAAAACTGCTAACCAGCAAAGATTCGTTTATTCGTAAAAAGATTATTGAGCAAAATCTCAGCTATCTAAACGCACGATTAACTTACTATCTTGATCGCATTGGACTGCCCCATACCGTGGTGTTTCAGAATGATTTAACCGTTAGCATTGAGGAACTAGGCCGTGAACTTGATTTTGACAATTTAAGTCGTGGTGAGCGGAATCGATTGATACTGTCAATGTCGTGGGCATTCCGTGATGTTTATGAAAGTTTATATCAACCAATTAATGTCCTGTTTGTTGATGAAATGATTGATTCGGGGCTAGACACACAAGGCGTTGAAAACAGTTTGGCTCTACTCAAGCACATGAGTCGTGAACGGCACAAATCCATTTGGTTGGTTAGCCATCGTGATGAGTTAGCTGGGCGTGTTGAAAATATTCTTCGTGTGGTCAAAGAAGGTGGCTTTACCAGTTACAACACTGACATTGATCATGCGTAAAATAAAAGTATTACACGTAGAGCCAACTGATGTTTGTCAACTAGCTTGTCCGTTGTGTGCTCGAGAAACTGATCCAGAATTTAAAAAAGAATTAAAACATCATTTAAGACTAAGTCAAATACAGAAGCATTTTTCTGACAAAACAATTGCTGGTCTTGACAAGATGTTCATGTGCGGCAATTATGGTGATCCAGCTGCGGGCAAATATACGCTAGACATCTATAGATATTTCCGCCAAGTTAATCCTAACATAACATTAGGAATGAACACCAATGGAGCACTACAAAATACATTTTGGTGGAACGAATTAGGCAAGATGTTTAATCAGCCACGAGACTATGTAGTATTCAGCATTGATGGTTTAGAAGATACTAATCCTGTTTATCGAGTCAACTCTGATTGGCGTAAACTAATGGCCAATGTCGAAGCATACATATCAGCAGGCGGGTCAGCACACTGGGATATGTTGGTATACAAACATAATCAACATCAAGTTGATGCATGTGAACAACTAGCACGCGATATGGGATTTACATGGTTTCGTGCTAAGGTTAGCAAGCGTGGATTTACCAATCGACTAGAATTTCCGATTGGGTGGCAGTCGGCTACAGTTAAATCTGGTAAAATTAAGTGCTACATTTTAGAAGAAAAAAGTATGTACATTGATGCTCGAGGGAATGTCAGCCCTTGCTGCTGGTTAGGATCTAGACAATCAAACTTTGAGCACAATTTCGTTGAAATAAAGCAGTCATGGAAAACAGATACACCCAATCCAGTTTGCAAAGCTACTTGTTCAACTAATAAAAACAAAACTAGCTTTACTAATCAATGGCAGAGAAATAGTCAATTATGTTAGCAACTTGGCATTTTCATATTGAAATTTCAAGTAAGTGTACTCTTGCTTGCCCTAGATGTGCGCGGCAAGAAGTACCTAATGGATTAGTTAATACTGAATTAGATTTAGATTTTTTTAAACGAAATTTTACACCAGAATTTATACTAACCAATTTGGAAAAAATTACCTTCTGTGGTGATGACGGCGATCCAATTTATGCCCATGATTTAATTCCAGTTATACAATATATCAAAAGTGTTAAACCTGTTGAAATTGTAATTGTTACTAATGGAAGTCATAAAAAGGAGGCTTGGTGGAAAGAACTAGCCGAATCGTTAGACGCCAATGATAGCATACACTTTAGCATTGACGGATATAATAATGAGTCAAACAATTTATACCGTGTTAATAGCGACTATGACAGCATTATGCTAGGAATAAAAACAGTAAGGGAGCATTCAGATTGTAAAATTACTTGGGCAGCAATTGCATTTAAGTTTAATGAAAATCAAATTGACAATATGAGAAATCAAGCTCGTCAATTAGGTGTAGACGTTTTTCAACTAACAAAAAGTACCAAATTTGGCAGTGTTTATCCTAGCTATGGGGCAAATGACCCACTGGAACCTAGCATTCGATTTATCAGTAGTACCTATCGTTTTGAGAGAGAAATAGACATTTTAACTAAGCGCGGGGGAGAAGACAAAATTTCTCCTACTAATATTGAATTATACAAAACAATTAAATCTCGTGATGGTATTACACCCTTATGCGAAATAGGTAACAAAGGGTTGTATATTGATGCTCGTGGCAGGCTATTTCCTTGCTGCTGGGTAGCAAACAGATACAATCACAACTCAGACTGGCAACAAATAGCAGAAAATTTCAATTTAAACAATAAATCTTTAACCAGCGTGTTAGCAGATCAGTTTTGGAACACAGAATTTCAAACATTTCGGTGGCAAGAATGTCAAACTAAATGTAAAAGTTTAGTGGTTGACAAAAATTATGCCACCGCCTGGTAATTGATATAACTACACAGCAAAAGGCACACAATTGAATACAACACATGACATGGTACTATCAAGACACTCCAGTTGAGACACTACCCGAAGAATGTGTTGGATTTGTATACTTAATCACTAATAATCTCTCCGGACGCAAGTACATAGGCAAAAAATTAGCAAAGTTCTCAAAAACCACAGTAAAAGTAGTAAAACAAAAGAACGGCATCAAAAAGAAAAAGCGAATACGCACTCGAATCGACAGCGATTGGCGTGAGTATTATGGTTCAAGTCTTGAACTGGCAGCTGACATCTTAAAACTAGGCACCGAAAATTTCTCCAGAGAAATACTATACTATTGCAGTTCAAAAGCGGCGTGTTCATACATTGAAGCTCGTGAACAGTTCAATAGAAAAGTATTAGAATCAGACGATTATTACAATGGGATAATCAGTGTAAAAGTACACGGTAATCACATTAAAAACAAACTTTAAAATCAATTACGACTCTGTGTTGAGTGACATGGCTCAACCCCTTTGAGGAACGGTGGAATACCCGGTCCGGATGCTTGGGTGTCAAAGAACAATGCTAACTTAAGGCAACAAACGATATGGGCTCTGTGAAAAAGATACAACCCATGCTTATAGGACTTCGATTTATTATGGGGTCACTAGGGTTCCGTTGATATGTGAAGCTAGAGTAAGGGGTACCGGTCAACCGCCTCTGCGTAGAATCTACAATCTCTTGATAATAAAGGCTGCTACACTCAGATAATGCTGTAGAACCAATTCACCGTGCTTACGGTGAATTATGACTGCGTAATCTAGATAATACTAAGAAAACAAAAATTGATGAGCGCAGCGAAATCAATAGATCTCGCAGAGATCTTAAAGTATGATTATATCATACTCTTTTAGTTTTTCGATGTACAGTGATTCTCCCGCTGATACCATTTCACGCCAATCACGATATGAATGTTCATTAGCACTATCGCTTACAAATTTATAACAAACAAATTCAACGCCTTTTCGATAGCATGTCTTTGCGATTGCGTATGCTTCCATATCTACTATGTCAGCGGGTATTTCTAACTCTGGATTAGTAACAAAGTTGTCACCTGTACTACAAGTTAATCCATCTCCGCCTAAGTCTAACACTACACCTAAATCTTCAAAGGGTGTTTGACCGGGTTTGCTGCCCAATTCGCAACAGACCATATCACGTTGAACATAGCGTGATACTAAGTGTAAGCCGGTGCCCACAGTAATACCACCTGCTGTACCAAAATTAATAACTCGTTTAGGTTTGTGGCGTTCGATTAACTCTGCTGTAGTCATTGCGGCATTTACTTTGCCTACACCCGTAAAAAATACATTACCATACTGAGACAAACCAGGCGCTTCTTCAGCCAGCGCCAATAGTATAATATCGTTCATAACTGGTCGGGCCAGTCCCTAAAAAGTGCGTGCTGAATGTCTCCGGCAACAAACTGATTGAATGATTTGTGCTTAACTTCAAGTTCGCCTTCAAGTGGAGCAACACGGCGGAATGCTTCATCCATTTGACCCATGTTTTTGAACTCCATCAAAATCATAAATTCCGGCATGTCAGCAATTGATCGGAATCCCATTTTACAACGAGTGATGCGATAACTTTCCATTTTGCCTTCGGAGATTAAATGATCAAAGAAACTTTTCATTCCGTTGACCCATTCTAAGTCAGTAATATTGCCTTCTTTGTTTGCCCAAATTGTATATAAGTCTGCCATGTTAACCTCTTTCTGGAAAATAATCTTGCATTGTACCTTCTCTATCTAGATCGCTTGTTATGCAATGTATACCACCATCCCAAAAATATCTATGTCGAAATGGTACAATGTGTGGGGTAATGCCATAACGTTCTAATGCATCAAATACCTGTTTGTTGTAATTGAATACTATAACATTTTTAGGGTCAATGATTAGCATGTTAACATCAAATACAGTTTCTTCAACGTAGCCAGTCCAATGACCCAACCATGTTTCGACTAAGTCGATTACTGATTGATCGTGTTCAAATCCTGGTATCCACCACTTACCAGCATTTTTCATTTTAAGATTCAAAAATGGTTTTACAGCATCCCAACTTTGTCCAGGTAAGTATACCACTTCCCAACCTGGGAAAGTATCTTGGTATGTTGGTACGTCATTTAAACTTATAATCAATCCAGGACAAACTGGGCAGTATGTTCCGTCACTGTGACCATTGGTATTAACAATGTGATTTCGAGTGGTAGTAAACTTGTTGTTGATTAATTTTTTATATTCAGTTATATCTTGAATGTTTCTGTTTGTACCAAAATACAAATCTTTACCTATTCTTGTTACCATTGCACCGTTAGTCTGACTAAAACTATTTTCTGTAAATAATTTGTTACCTTGGTCCTTAATATGCTGCAATATTTTATCGTAACAATTAACAGACTTAGTATATAAATCATACAGTTTATATGCTTCTTGACAACTAACTTGAATATCTTTAGGTAAAATGTATAAGTCCTCTTCTGAATTACACCATGGCCAATCTTCTTGCTTAAAATTCCAGTAAAAATGTCCAAAGTCACGAATCAAATAGTTGCTAAAAAAATTCTCTCCAATCATAATTGTATAATCTCTAGGAGTCATTGGTGGTTGTACAAATCTACCATCTAAAAATGTTTCTTCAGGCAAGTCTGGTCTTAATACTTCTACACCAAATTCTTCTAGTTTTTTAATAATATTTTGATAGTCTTCTTCTGTTTCAATAGCAATACGTTCAAATAACTCTCTTACGTGTGGTACGGCAATCCAAGAATAAAACTCAGGAGGATAACTGCGTCCTACTACGCATACTTTTAAAGGGTCCCAATGTTGATAAACTGAATACATGTTATAGTGGTCCTAATATTTCAAAGCCTTGCATGCTTTGTTTGTACAAGTGTGCCTGATCTAAGTACAAGTAGTCAAAGCCCCGCTTGCGATAAATTGCACACTCAGTTTGCAAACTTTCGATACCAAGCCGTAATCTTGGTGTTCGATAAT